CCGGACGTGACAGACGTTCGTGGCGAAGCATTGGGAGCGGTCAAGTCCGGCCTCGCGAAGCATCTCGTTGAGGAGGAAGCCGGAAGGGCCACTGAACGGGTGGCCCGACTCGACTTCACGTTCGCCCGGCGCCTCGCCGACGAGCCAGATGGGAGAGGCGGGGTCGCCGTCTTCGATCCAGCGGGTCATGCGTGCCGCCCCCACGACAGACGGAGCAGTGCGACAACGTCCCACGAAGTCACCGCCAGATTAAGACGAGAACTCCCGCCGACTGCTGCCAGACGTTGACCCGAAGAGGGTTGCGGCACTCGGGACGGCTCTGCTGAGCGATGATTTGCTGGCCGAGGCACTGCGCGGCGTCGGCGCATGTAGTCGCGGATGTAGAGGCGAGCGTCGGCGGGGTTACGGTAGTGGGACATTGGTGTCCGTCCATGATTGGGCGTACTCGTGTAGGTCTAGCAATGCGCGTATATCGCGCTCGAAGAGGAAGAGCGTCGGGCCGCGCGACGTAGTGATGCCTTTGAGATAGCCGTTCCAGAGTGCGACGGTCATGTGGAGGGGAGGGGGAGCGACTTCACGCTCATTGCTCCACTCAATTGCAGCCGTGCAGCAGGGAGAGATGAGAATGTTGCGAACAGGTCCGTTGCCCCCGATGTTCTGGAGTTGATCTTTGTACGCGATGAAGCTGGTCTTGCAAACAGGACAGCGTAGGTTGGTGAGGATGGTGCGTCCTGCGACGATGGCCGTCGCGTCGGGGGGCGTAGTGCCCCCCTCGCGTGCGTGGTTGCCGTAGCCGTCTGGTGGGCGTATGGGCTCGGGGCCGTCGAGCGTCGTCATCGAGGGACGCTCGGCGCTCACTGCGCGGCCTCACGGAGACGCGCCTTGTCAGGCGACGTGACGCGCGTGACTTCGGCGTAGATGATCTCGGAGTCGTTGGCGTCGGGGCGGTGCTCGACGTGGACGAGCGCGGTCGCGAAAGCGAGTGCGACGATGGAGAAGTTCTTCTGTTTGTTGAGGCCGGTCGCGTCGAGGAGACGCTTGAGGCGCATGTTCTTGTTTGTGCCCCAGTCGATCTGCGCGGGTGTAGTGGGGGTCAGGTCGAGCATGAACGACTGACGGACGAGCACCTTCGGCATGTTCATTTTTGTGCGAACGGTGTCATCAGTGAGTTCCCACTGAAGCTCTAGTGCGGCCCACGGTTCACCGGCGCGCGACTTGTCGGCACCGATGACGCCTTGACGGAGTGACTCTTTCGTGAGTGGCTGGCACTGCGCGAGGTAGTCTCCGGGGTCTGGCAGGACGAAGGCAGTGTCGAGCTGGCCTTTGTGAGTGGTTTCGAGGAACGAGTTGACATCGAAGAGGGATGAGGACTGCACGAGTAGTGTTCCTTTCAGTCGGGATTGCACGAGGTTGTGCTCGGTAGCAGACGAAGCGCGTCAAGCATGTCGTGTAGTTGCTTTGCGACGTACTCGTCTGAAGCGTGGAAGTGGATGGTTAGGCGGCCATCGACTACGCGTATGTCTGAGAGCCGGACTGACTTTATCCAGTTCAGCTCGGACTCGGTGAAGGCAATGGTCATGGCTTTACGAGTATAGCGTCGCGGGCTCGTGTGAGCATGTCGTAGACGTGGCCGAGAGTGGTCGAGGCGTGGTTCGCGCCGACGCCGTCGTAGTGGGAGGCGCCATCACGGTCGGGGTCGGGGAGCGAAGCCCACTCGCACGAGATACCGTGGGCGAACTCGGCGTCAGTGAAATGACGACGCCACCAAGCGGGGTAGCCGCGACCGACGAGGAGACGGACGGCGAACGTGTCTTGGAGGGCGGGGGTGAAGAGAGTGGAGTCGGGGAGAGCGAAGTGGGCTTGAAGTGACTGCATCGTGCGTCGGATGATCTGGTAACGGCCGGTGGCGGTAGAGGGGAGACCGCGGGCGAGCATGTCGCCCATGCAGGAGTAGATGTCGGCGAGCGAGCGGACGGAGAGGTCGCCGTAAGTACGACCGTCGATGTCGCCGATAGTGGCGTTGTAGTTGCCAACAGACTCGCCGGACTGGTTGTCAGGAACACCGCCTGCGATGAAGTCGAGGATGATGTCGGTGCAGGGGTCGGAGGAGAGGAGGGTGCTCATTGGAGGGGCTCCGTGGGGGAGAGAGCGAGCGACGGGACTGCGGTGCGTGCGTCAAGCTCCCGTATCTTCGCCGAGAGTATCTTGAACACGCGCATGGTGATGAGGAGTTGAAGAGTAGGGATGGGGAGTGCTTTGAGGACGGCGGGCGACACTCCTATCAGTTTGCAGAACGCGGGAAGCTCGGCCTCGAACTCAGCGTTCGCGGCGGTGGCTTCGGCGTGGTCGATTGACTCGACGATGGCGTGGCGGGAAGTGTTCACGAGGGGAGTGCTCCTATTTGAAGAGTTGGGCGAAGTCGGGGGCGAGAGACGCGGAGAGCGGGAGACGGCGACGCTTGAGGCCGCGGCCCGCCTCTTCGGTGTTCCAGACGTACTTGCCGTCGATACACTCGGCGACGATGATCTCGTCCGGTTTGCGGGCGAGTTTGGGGGCGAGTTTCTGGCCGATAGTGGCGGTGGTGAGAGTGGAGAGGCCAGTGAGGGGAGAAGTTTCGCGCTCGATGTGAGCGAGAAGGACACTGGTGCATTTCGTGCCGCCCCACGCAAGGTCCATGAAGCCTTCGATCTGTTGTTGGATGCCGCCGATCTCGGGGAGTGAGAGGAAGGGGCGAGAGCCGACGGTGGAGAAGATAACCATACGTGTGAGGCCGGTGAGACCATCGAAACAGATGGCGCGATCTTCACTCCACTCGCCAACGTCGCCAAAGGACTCGCCGCAGCGGTCACAGACGAAGTCGGCGCAAGTGGAGAACAGGTCGAGGAATTGAGTGTAGGAGGAGCGACCTGGATCAACCGTCTTGATGGCGGCTTCGATTGACGAGACGTGCATGACTTGCGCCCACTTCCGCATGACGGCCCAATCGACGGCGGCAGGGGGCTTGTAGTGAGTGTGGATGGCGGGGGTGGGCGCACCGGGACCGCAGAGGTTCGGGCCGAGGGCGGCTTCGACACCGGGCTCCATGGAGACGACAAAGGTTTCGAGGCCAGCGCCGCGATGCGTCGTGCCGCGCTCGTCGAGGTATTCGGGGAGGAGAGTGCGGAGAGAGGTAGTCTTGCCGGTGCCGATGTCACCTTCGAGGAGGACGTTGGATTTCACGTGGTGCACTCCTCGATGAGTGAGGGGGTGGCTTTGAGCCGAGAGATAACACCGTCGGCGGCGAAAAGTGAGTCGAGATACTCGACCTTCACGTCGCGCTCGAATGAGATGAGTGCTTGGACGATGGCGTACTTGCGCGTGATGTCAGAAAAGGCGGAGGGTTGAGCGGCGTCGAGAGCGGCGAGGAGGGTGTCGGCATGGGCGTAGATTTGGTCGAGTGTCACAGCGTGTCTCCATGCAGGGGGCATGAGGCGACGGGCTCCCACCAGCCGTCTTCGTCGGCGGCGGACGGGGCGTGGTAGATGCAGTCACACTCACCTTCGCCGAACGGCTCGTCGTCGTCGTGGACAATCGGGATCAATTCCATGTCACGTCTCCTGTCGAGTGAGTGGATCCCACCGCCGAACCTCGAACGTGTCGAGCCATGCGTTGGGGTCAGCAGAGGAGCAGAGATCGAGGAACGTGCAGCCGCCGAAGTCGGCACAAGCGGTGTCAAACGCTTGGGGGAAGGGGTGCGCTTTTGGTATGGGTGGGAGTGTGTCGCTAAATGCAGAGTAATCATGACACAGTAACTTGTACTGACTGCACATGCGGTCTGTGTCGTCTTGAAGCTGTTTCAACCACGCGTCGATCATCCACTCGGGACGGGGGGCGAGTGCCCAGCCGAGCTTGATGTCGGTCTTCATCACGCCCATGCCACGGACGATGAAGCCTTTGAGAGTGACACCGTACTCGCGCGCGAGCCACACGTAGCCAGTGAATTGAGAGCGGAGCTTCCACTGGTTGCGCCAGTAGTCGGAGTTGGGGTCGGAGCCGGTCGTCTTGTCGTCGAGTCCCCACACGGAATGCTGGTAGTCGCCGATGAGATCGAAGCGACCGGCGTAGAGGATAGGTTCGCCGGTGTCGGGGTGATAGGAGCCGGGGATGGGTAGGGCGCCGGAGTATTCGATGCAGGGACGGCTGGCGTGGACGTGAATTTGGATCGGGTCTTCGTCGAGCGGCCACTCGCGGAAGTAAGCTTGGAGAGTGGCGAGTGCCGCGGAGAGCGTCTTGGCGGCGGCAGTGCGGGTGCCACCGTCTGGCGCTTCGAAGTCGCCCCACGCGTGAATGACGGCCTCGCAGCCGTTGTGGAGTGCGTCGGACGTGTCGCGCGTCTCGAAGTACGTGCGGCGGGCGACTTCGAGGCCGCGAGCGATGACGGAGCCAAAGTGGAGATGGACACTGACGCCGGGCCGCGCGAGCCCGAGGACGTGACGACGGAAGAACGAGTGGGGACACTTGAGCCAGTCGGAGCGCATGGTCGCGTCGATGACGCGGGGGAAGATAATAGAGGGGGTTGCGCCGGTCGGGGGTGCGCCTGCACCTGCACCTAAGGTACCTGTGGTCATGTCGGTGTCCCGAAGAGTGTGTCGATGTCAAGCGTGGGCGCGGCGACGGCTTTGCGAGCGGCGGCGCGGTTGCGTGCGCCCGCACGAGCGGCGTTCTCGCGATCGTGCGCGATGGAGAGGAGTATACGCCGCATGTCCTCGGGCGTGACGCGCTCGCGGTTGAGGACGCGGAGGCGGGCGTCGAGGAGGAGGGAGTGGGTGTCGAGAGACGGTGTGTCGGTCATGGCGGAGTTACCTTCTGTGCGGCGAGCCACTCGCGAAAGATATGCTCGCATGTGCGGCCCCATGTGCGGTAGCGGGGGCGGCCTGTGCGCGGGTCGAGCATGACGAGACGAAGTTCGTCGTGAAGCGAGACGGGGAGACGGAAGGAGAGGATGCGAGTAGGCTCGCGGTCGGGGCGGGCGACGTTGGGCATGACTAGCCTACCGGGGTGCGTCTAGTGGTGAACAGGCGGGATCGGTGTGAGGATCAGTCACACCAGATCGACTTGTCGGCTCTGATCCCGCCGCGCGTATCTTCGCCGCGTTGTGCGGAAAAAACCTGTTCACCACTAGAAACACTCCTCACAGAACGGGATGTCGTAGTGGGTTTCGCGCGTCTCGTGCGGGAGAGTGGCGAGTAGCGCGGGCGGTACGGCGTCGAGGCCGGTGGCGCGGTAATGGAATGTGTGACTGTTCGGGGCGTAGCGGACGAGTACGTAGGCGGCGGGAGAGCGGACTGTCGCGCCGCAGGAGCAGTGAGCGACGGAGACGGGGAGGACGACGGAGGAGGGCGTGGTGTCGTCGTGGGGGGAGACGCGAGGGCGCGAGGGGGCGGCGCTGGCTTCACCGGCCTTCGGCCGGGGCACCGTGTGCGGCTGCGCCAGCGCGCCAGCGCGCGCGAAGAGGCTGTCGAGGGGGATGGGAGACGGGGCGGCGGGGAGGATGCGTGCGGCGGGCTGGCGGGGCTTTCCCCCGCCTGTCGCCATTGTATCCTCCTGGGATCGAGTCATTGCCTTCTCCATTGCTACCACCGGGCGGTAGCGCCTGGGGAGTGTCAACATATTACGCCGATACGATGTTGACAGGTATGTGAAGAACGCATGGCTCGGTCGCGCGCCTTGGGCAACAAAAACCCCCCGCCAGCCGAAGCTAGCGAGGGGCGAGGTTGCCGCCGTGGCGTTGCGCAGGTGAGCGGGGAACACTCACCTCACGGCGGGGTCGGCGTTAGTTCGCGGCGGCGGCGGGAGTTAACAGACCGGCGAACGGTGAAGCGGCGTCGGGCTTCGCGGTGCGTGCGGCAGAGGCCATCGCCTTCGCGCGCTCGGCGAGGATTTTCGAGAGTGCGATCTTGACGCGAGGGTCGGAGTTTTCGAGGGCGGTGTAGAGTTTGGCCTTGCTCCACACGTGAACGATGCGACCTTTGGCGTCACGTTTGGGGGAACCGTTCTCCACCTTTGGCTGCCCCAACATCTCGTCGATCTTGGCTTGGACGACATGGACGGGCTGGCCGGAGACTTCGGCGAGTGCGACAACAATGTCGTCGGGCTCGGCGTCGCCCATCGTGCGACCTGGCGTCCAGGTGCCGTCCGTCACTGTGGCAATGAACTTGTCCCACTCACGGCGGAGGTCGGACGCGCCGGGGTTGTCGATGCGGTTGTAGATGTTGGAGAAGGTGTTGATGACGCCGCGAAGCATGAACGCGTCAACGAGGCTGTCCGCAACGGCGGCGGGAGTGAGGGTGATAACTTCGGCGACGCCTTGCTTGCCGACGGCGTCAGGGGCGGTGTAGAGGGAGAGGAGAGCGTTGCCAGCGTCATCGAAACGGACGGCGACGGTCTTGCGGCGTTTGGTGTCGGCCATTGGGGTTCTCCTAGTGGTTCGGAGGGCGGGATTGCCCGGCGTTCCGCTCATGGCACAGGAGGGAGTCACGCCACCTGTGCCATGGCCGGAGCGTCGGCGTCGCTGGTGGTAGGGGAGGGACCAACGACGGTCAACGCGCGGAGGGCGGTGTGGCACTCTTCCAGGGTGCCGGTGCTCACCATGAGAGGAATGGGCACCGCCGCGCGGTCAAGCAAGACCGCGAAGCGGTGGCAGCCGAGAGGGGCGATGCGGGCGCGCGTGAACATGGCTGTTATATATACACGCGTGCGCGCGAGGCGTCAAGCGGCGTCGCGGCGTCAGCGCCCGATGAAGAAGAGCGAGACGAGCACGAACGCGAGCGCAAGGCCAGCGAACAGCGAGCCGAGACGTTCGAGCCAACGCGACGGGCGTGGTGGCTTGACGGCTCGACGGTGCGGGTCCGGCGGTGCGGGCAGCGTCACGCCAGCCTCGCGGGCGATCATGGCGCAGTAGCGATCCCAAGCGGTCATGGGCGAGCCTCCATTGCGGCGACGATAGGGTTGAGGGTCAGGACGATTACCGCGCTGTCGTCGCCGTTGTCAGTCGCGGTGGGCTCGATCCGCAAGATCGCCTTCGCGAAGATGCGGAGGAGTGAGCGGCAGTGTGCGTCGGCAGGGTCCGTGTCGCAACCGTGCGAGAGGAACATTTTGAACCGATACAGGTCGCGCACGGACGCGCGAGCGTCACGCGACGACATGGGGCCGAGTGACGCGCCGCCGTCGCGGTCGAACTTGAGGAGGAGGGCGGTGTAGGCTTCGGGGAAGTGGCGGTAGTCGCGGCGAGAGGAGGGACGGGGAGTGGTGGTCACAGCGGCCCCTCCTCTTTGTTGCCGCTGACGCGTTCGCGTTCGCGGCGTGCGGCGAGAAGGCGGAGGTACGTGTCGTGCTCGTACCGCTTGCCGTGCCGGTTGCGGCGGGACTGTTTCTCCTCGAAGTGGATGAGAGAGGCGGCGCGAACGACCGTGCGCGCGACGGAGCGTGGAGACGTGTCGGATGATTTCATTGTGCGCGGTCCTTCTCGTCGTTGAGGCGGCCACGCGCCCACGCGATTGCAATGAGCGCCTCTGATGTCTTCATTGGTAGGCGCTCAGGAGCAATCTCGACGCGATCTTGAAGACGGCCGAGAAATGCGGAGATACTGGCGTATTCCTTGTCGGTCATGCGGGGAACTCCGTTGTTAAGACTGACCGCCTTCGGCGGCGGTACGCGTTGGCGCACCAGCAAGCCCGCACCGCCGCGACGAGGCGACGGTGGGGCTTGTAGCTACGTCAATCGTGGAGTGGTGGTAAATTCCACTCGCGACGGACTAACTCACACGCGGTTGTAAAGCTGTTGTCGTTAGGATCGAATGGACCGTTGCTTGTCGCAATCCACGCGTGGCGTTGAATGTCAATATGCGGTAGGCGTTTTGCACACGCGATTTGACGTGTGCGAAGCGGGACGTAGGACAGCAAGGCTTCGGCGACGTTAGATATAACGGTTGCACTTTCGTCTGGCATGCGCACGCGAACGAGTGCTAAGGCTTCGTCGAATGTGACGGGTTGCGTTGGCATGTTAGCGGCGATCTCTTCACACTCTGTCATCTCTCATCTCCTTCTCTGTATCATCATGCCGTGCGCTGCGCCGAGGTTGAAGTGTTACGCGGCGAGGCGAAGTAGGTCGCCCGCCGTCCGTTCGATCTTCACACGGGCATCGACGTGTTCGATGGTGCGAGCGAAAGCAGTTGCGCCCGTCACCGCGTCCCACATGGTTTCGATGGGCCGGAACTCATCGACGAGATGCGCGGCTTGTATCTTACCGGCAATACCCTTGCCAAACCGAGTGGCAAGGAACGTGTCAACGTCGCCGCGGATTTTTGCCGCTTTAGCTGCGGCGATTGTCGTGGCGACGTTGGCCGGACTGCTGTTCGCGTACTCCGTTAGGATCGGCTTGATCTCCTCGGCCCAACGGTGAGGCGCTCCGGACGTGTGACGGATTTTGATCTCCGTATGTTCGGTGGCGCCCCAGATGATCCGGTTGCAACAGACGTAATCGAACAGGAACATCCCAAGTACGAGACGAGATGCTCCGACTTCACTGTTGCTGATGTAGAAGCCACGGGCGAGTGAGCCCGACTTACCGTCTCGGCGGTCCGGCACTTCGATCCGCCGCTCCTCATCGGCGAGGAACGCCCACATGTCGCGGTCGGAGGCGTACAAGGTTGTGTTCGCCTTCGACGGCTCGACGCGATGGCCGAACTCGCCCGGTATGCGCCAATCGCCCGTCACGCCATCGCCGAATTGACGAACCATTGTCTCGGCGATGTCAGCGTTCCACACGACCCCGTAATCGGGGCCGTTGACGGCGGCAAGGTGCGTGGTCTTGTTGCCCGCGTCATCCTCACGGCGACGGAGGAGCACGCTGACGCTCTCAACCGGGCGCGAGTGATGCAAACCCCAATTGATGTTGTCGGCGGCGAGTGCTCCTGGCATCCGGCTATCGCGAATGTATGATGACGGGACGCCAGCGAGCGAACAGAGCTGGCCGAATGCCCAATGCGTGAACTGCGCTGGGTGGCCGTTAGGACCGGCAACGGTAACGTCAAGCGGATCGGAGGTTGACGGAAGCACCGTCAATCCCCGATTTGGCATGACGCGCCGTGCGGCGTGATCGCGCTCGTAACGTGTGAACGCCGCGAGGGCGGGCAGAGACGTAAACCTTTCGTCGGCTGGGCGGCTGGCCCACTGACGATTGGCGTTCATTAGTTCCATGATCTGTACTCCTGTTGAGAGAGCGCAGAGCACGACATGATGATATAGAGAGCACTGTTGCCTAGACGATGCCGCGCGAAGGTGGTTGTTTCAGTGTTCGTGCGGCAAGCGCACAAGTGCGCAAGTCGCGTCGCGCCGTTGCAAGCGGATAGATGCCACCGCAAGTGCTGGCGCGTAGAAGACAGGTATTCCATTTGGTGTCTGCGGATATATCCACCATGCGTTGCCGCTACCGGACTTCTTGATCC